CCTTTAATTTTATTTGTGCCTGCATCAACATCACCAGTTGCACTTAAAATTATATCACCTGATGCACTTGCAATGGTATTTGCACTTACACTTAAATTACCTGCTTTAAGTGTACCTGCATTAAATGTTCCTGCAGTAATACTCAAGTTACCTGTACTTGCACCTGTAAATGTTCCAGTACCAACTGTGAACTCATCTGCACTTTCATCGTATCCGATAAATGCGTTTGCATCATCACCACGTTCGATAACAATACCTGCGTCATTGGCAGCCGATCCAGTTGTACCAGTTGCTAGTTCAAGTATGCTATCGCTAATAGTTGTATTAGTAGTTGCTACTGTAGTTGTTGTTCCATTAACTGTTAAGTTACCACTAAGTGTTAAATCTGCAAATGTTGGACTAGCACTTGCGTTAAGTGATATACTTGGAGTTGTGCCTTCACCAGCACCTCCACCTGTTACAGTAATTCCTGTACCACCTGTTACTGTTGCTACATAACTACCTGTTGTGTCAGTACCTAAAGTAATACCACCTGCTAGTGTTGTTGCAATACTAACGTTTGCACTACCATCAAAGTTACCAGTACCTGTTACTGCACCTGTTAGTGTAATATCTCTTGATGTATGAAGTGCTGTTGCAGTTTGAGCCTGCACATTAATAGTTGACGGTAAACCAAGTGTTACTGTCTGTCCTGTTGCAGTTGAAGTAATTTGATTTGCAGTTCCAGTTAATGTTAAGTTCTGTGTGCTAAGATCAACTGTAATAGTGTCCGCGGCATCATCAATAATGTCAAGTGTTCCACTGCCTGCTAAACTATCAACATATGTTTTGTTAGCGGCATCTGTTCCTGTAGTAGGAGCCCCTACGTTTACAATTTTATTTGTTAAAAAGTCAACGTCTCCACTTGGCACAAACGATAAGTCAACTGTGTTTGCTCCAGTATTTTGATAGACGACAATTGGTTGTGCAACAGATCTAATTGTATTAAATTCTAAGTTAACACCTGCCTTTTGTTTAAAAACTCCAACACCTGTACCTACGTTCGAACCGTCATTGGCTTCACCACCTGATGCTCCAGGAGCCGCTAGTGGTTTAAAGTTTGCTCCATCCCAAGTTAACACGTCACTAACATTTGGTGCAACAGTTGTTGTATCTACATCACTAAGAGCGTCAACACTGAGGGCGTTTACGGCTGTTCCTACTCTTGCATCTGTGTAGTATAAGTTTGGCGAACCGCCTGAACCTTCTGCTAAGTCGTTTGTAGTTTTATTTCCAAAACTTGTGTTAAATCTTGTTTCAGTGTAGTAAAAGTTTGTACTACCTTCTGCTATATTATCTGATCCTAATGTAACTGCGTCTTTAAAACCATTTACACTTGTAACATAGTCAAGTTCAATTGTGTTGACGCGATTGTTTACATCATCAAAGTTACCATCTAACTCTTCAAACGTTAGTGGTACACTCTTATTTCTTCTAAATGTAATTGCCATTTTATTTCCTTCTTACCCCTCAGTAAAATACTATATGTTTATTTATTCATTAATTTGAACGTAATTATCATTCACATAGTCTGCATTTAAATATCTTCCGTTCTGATTATATGCAATGTTAACAATAGGTATTGTACCAGCATATTCAGTTAAGAACTTTGCTTGTTGTGTTGTGTGATACTGTAAACTATCAGTTGTACTAGTCATATTATACCAAACATTATCATATGGATTTGGTATTTCCTGTCTTAGACTTGAATCAACTACTAGGTCACCTACATAGTGTCTAAATGCAATAGCAGTTCCCATTGTACCTCTACGTAGGTTACTAAGCACATTACCATCTTTCTTCCAGTAAGTAATACGCTCATTACCGATAAAGACTACTCCAGGAATGTTACCTGCTAAGTCTGGATCTGCTAATCTAGTGCCATCATCTACTGTAATTTCACTATCAGATCTGTTTAATGCTACTGCTATTTTTGTTGTAGCATCTTCGATCATTCTAGTAAATCGTGTTACGCCAAGTACGTCTTTCCACATTCTCCAGGCAATTTGCTTTTTAATTGTTTTATCGCTGAACTGATTAACAACAATAATATCATTAGTTGTAATTGCCTTTTTAATTACTAAGTCACCAGCACTGCTAACTTCGTAGTCTGTGCTAACACTTAATTTAATTCCGTTTAGTGTAACCCAAATATAATTAACATCTGTTATTGTTCTGTACAAGTCAAATAGCGGACTGTTAATAACTGCTATACTATCGCTATCAAAATTTGATGCGTCATAACTGTCACCGTCATATCCTATTGTAATGGTTACTTCACTTGCTGTCAACCCCTTAAATGTCTGTGCAGTAATTTCCAATGTATCGTGGTTACTAAATGTAGTTGTATTAAGTTTAGTACCATTAGTAACCGGTAAACTACTGTCTAATGTAAGTTGATTTCCAACTACTGTATATTCAGCATTTGTATTATCGCCTATTGCAATTTTTGAACCACTTGTTGGAGCACTGTTAAATGTAACTGTTCTTGGATCAGTTCCAACTTGTGCATCTAATGTCCAGTCTGTGTTAGCCGCTCCATTAACATATATGCTAATGTCTGAAGCAGTAATAGTTGCATGATCAATGTCTGCGTTATCTGTTAGTTCAAAAGTAGTTGTAGTTCCATCACCTGTAAAGTAACTGTAAACTGCAGGACGTAATCTATTTTCGTTTAGTTCAACAAATAGTTTTGCATCAGTCGGACCATCATAAAATGGCTGATTATCCATTGTAAATGTTCTTAACGAACCGTTCATTACAAATGTATCTTGAGCAACATGACTGTATGCAATCTCAACACTCTCATCTAAGTTAAACACAAATACATGTATATGTGCTCCAAGTGGCGGTGCCGTATTAAAAGTTAATACTCCACGCTCACTCTCATCAGCAATGGTATGATTTGTTTTAACACCATTAACTAATACTAAAGATTGTTTTGCTAAGTCTTGTTTAACAGGAAGTGTAATTTTTGTATCTGTTCCGTTGCTTATGTACACAACATCAAGTACCATATTTTGTCCAGTTGTACCAATGTTTATAATATCAATTATATCATTGTTACTAGGAGCAGTATTAAACACAACTTCAAAAGTTGAATAGTCTAATGTAAACTCATCTGGCTGTACCTTACCCTGTTGTGCAGTGTAAATCATAATGTTGTCACCATATAGATTATCTAATGGCATAAAACTAAATCTAACATCAGTACCGTTTGCTCTATGCTTAACAACATCAATCTTTGGACTTAGTGCAGTTCCACTTTCAAGTGAACTAGGTGTTTGATATATTTCCATATCTAAACTGTCAAACACTCTACCCGGAATAAACTCTTCCGGTGAATGTGAATTGTATTCATCAACAAACTTGCCGCCAATGATATCAATGTCTTCTGGTCTTGTTCCAAGTAAACTATCACCAAATCTATTTTCAAGTACTTGTGCTACTGTTAAACCTTCTGTTAGTATAGTTTGGTTTTCTGTGTATCCAGACTCAACATAATCAAAGTCTACAAATGCACCTGCCTCTAGTTCAGCACCAGTAATAGCAATATTACTTGCAGTAATATTTGTATCAGCAACACCTGAAATCATTTTAATACCTTCAGGGCCTACTTCAAAGTTATCAAAAGGTACTGAGTCAAACCCGCCTCTTGCATAGCCAGGTTCTTGATCAAATGTTGGTCCAATTATTTTATTACGTGGATATTCAATTCCATAGAATAAATTTTCTAATTGTTTTGCTGGTTGTGTACTTGTTGGTTGATAGTATGCAATGGATCTATCCATTGCGTTTGTAAATGTTTCATCAGCAATAACTGTCAAGTTGTCACTTGTAAATGTTACTCCACTAGTAAAGTCTATATTGGCAGTATATGCTTCGCCTAAGTGTGTAATCTTATCTCCTGCGTTATATGAAGTTTCTCCTGCCCACTCCTTAACTTCGGAAGTATACTTTATTCTATCAAACTTTAAAGTACTCTCAAATGTTCTTATTTGTTCATTACTGAGTCTTGCATATGCTTGTGCAGTTGTTCCTGCACTATCACTAAATGTAACTGTTGGTGTTGAAGTATATCCAGTGCCTGGATTTGTTACTGTAACACTAGTTACAACACCTGTATCAATAACTGCTGTTGCAGTAGCACCAGTTCCACCACCACCACTAATTGTAATTACTGGAGGAACAGTATATGAAGTTCCTGCATTTTCAATTACTAATTCTTTTACAATAAATGTTTTGTTTGCATTGTATGGACTGTTTATACCTGCTTGTAGTCTTGCAAGGTCATCTGCACTATTTGTATTTGGCTTTCTGTAAAGTCCAAGATTAGTATCATAATAACTTGCAACATCAAAGTCTGTAACATCACCATCCCACGGCTCAGTATTATCGTAGTTTAATACATACTCACGTATCTTTGTATGATAAGGTTTTGCTTCGCTAATAAAATCATTAACGTAACTTTGATTATCTCTTCTGTAATATGGTAAGGCATCAAGTGCTCTAATGTTATGATTAACACTTACAAAACTTGTTTTAAATAACCAGTCTACATAAGGTTGCTCATCAAGTATATAATATATTATTGCCATAATTAAATTGTTGTACTTAATTTTTAAGTCTTCAACAAGTATATGGTTTAGTACACACTCGATAATTTTTCTAGTTTCAACTTGTGGCTCTTGATCAAATAACTGGAAGTCAAATACTTCACTATCAAAACCGTAACGGTTCTTTGTATAGTCGTATAAACTTGTTCCTAGTTGTAATGTACCATTTGCAATACCAACTGTTGTGTACTCTTCACCGTTATAATATAACAGTTCCCATGCACCACCATTATCAACTTTAACAACTTCGCCACTAACTACTCCAGTTAAGTTAACTAAGTCTTTCTTTAAGTCTACTAAATGATTTATATATGTTGTTGCACTATATCCTGTTGCATACCAGTCTGTATAATTCCACTGATTCTTAACATCATAACTTTGTAACTTTACAAGTGTCCATGTATTATTTTCTAGTTTAGAATATATACTCCACAAGTTTTGTACATTGTCGTCGTTTGCTACAAGAACTCTCCAACCAGTTGGGCGTTCTCTAAGTCTTACAAATCCTAGTTGTTCTTGATTTTCAACACGTTGGTTCCACTCGCCACTGTTTACTGTTGGCTCATTGTCTTCTTCAAGTAATCCACTAATGTCTCTACTAATTGCAATAGGGTTTGCAAGTAATATAGGATTAACAACATCGACAAATGTTTTTAATGCTGTGAATCTATTAACAAACATACTCTGTCTTGGACGGAATTGTACGCCGTGTTGTTGTGTAATATTTAAATTAGTATCTGGTACTTGATTACCTTTTGTATCAGCACCAACTAAACTATCTACAAGTTTACGTTCTATGTTAGTAGGTAATGATTGTTCTGCATAACCTTCTTTAATAATACTCCACTCAGTGTGTAACACTTGATCGTTTTTCTTAACGTCAAAGTCAACTGCAAGAATAGTATCATTGTCAATAATATCACTGTTTATATTGTAGTTAACAATATCACTTGCACTTGCAAATGCCACATACTTAATTCCGTATGTTGTAGGATCTACAATAATTTGTGCAACGTTGTATGGACTTACTGTATGATTTTCAGTAATGTCTCTAAGTCCTCTAACCCAGAAGTAATACTTTGTTGTAGCACTTTGGTTAGTATAAGTTGTATTTGTAACAAATAAATTTTCGTTGTAAACTACACCATCACCGGAGTATGCACTTGGCACTACGTTACTTTCAACCCAACTATAAACATCAATAGTACTTCCAGGAAATACTGTACCCCAGAATGTGCTACGGTATGCCCAGTCGCCTTGTTCTGCATAGTTGTATTTTACAGTTGCAAGATCCCACCAAATTTTACCAACTTGCTTTGAACTCCAAGTACTTGCACCTTCGGCGGCATATACTGCTGGATCCCATAATGTTTTGTAATCAATATTTTCATCTGCTAGTCCTGGTATCTTTCCTTTAATAGGATCAATCCAGTCATAGTAATTAATAATTTTATTTGTTACTTTGTTGTAACTGAACACTCTGTTAATACGTTTTGGGTCAACTAATTTTGACTCTTGCTCACTAAGTTCAAACACACTGCCGTTAAGTTTATATTCAAACACACGACCTGAGTTAGTATAAGTGTTATCATCATATGGAGTTCCAACAAAAATTGTTGTTCCTACTACTGCAAGATCAGAACCAAATTCATCATTATCTTCAACAGTTGTATTTGCTAACTTTTGTGTTTGTATGTAACTATCGTTTATTGCTTGATACACATAAACATTACCGCCACGTTTTCTTCTGTCAACAAATTCAGTTGCTTTACTATCAATAGTTAATTCGTTACTATCAAATGTACATGCTGAATCAAAAATACTAGTTGGTGCGGCAATACTTAATACACTTCCATCACTGTTAACTGCAATGGACTTACCAAATTGTTGTAAGTCTGTTTGTGCATCTTGTGTAATATTATGAACTAGTGACCAGTCATTGTTTGCATACTTGTGTACACTTACTAGTCCACTTTCACTTTCAAATCTATCTAAACCTGGACTACCAGCAAATACTTTTAAACCGTCATGTGTTATTGCGACATCTGTACCGTAAAAGGAATATTCGCCTGTTACTGATGCAGTTAATGTTTTTTGTAATGTCCAACCAGTTCGTCCACTGTCTGTTGTAGTTGCACTATCGTCTGTTGTTAATAATTCACTGTCCGCAGTTTTAAAGTCTACTGTTGCATCAGCAGTATAAATGTAAACTGCACCACGTTGTGTTCCTGCACCGTCTTCCTTAGGTGCACCAACAACAAATGTATCACCTGTTGTAGTTGTATCAATACTTGAACCAAAGTCTGAACCACCATTACCGGTAACTACTTTTCTTTGGATTATGTTTAATCCTGTGTTTACTTTTACAATACTTGATAATGGCGGAGTAACAGTAAATGTCATTAACCCATTTACAAGCGTATAGTCTACACCTTCAATTTGAACTACGTCTTCTAGTGTAACATTTCTACCAGCAAACATTGGTACAAGTGAAGTAACTTTATTAGAACCGTCTGTAACTATTGTATCTTCAACTTGACTAATTTCAGTAACACCTACTGCTTGTTCAATGTCTAAAATATAAACTGAAACATTACCCGGTGAACCAACAAACAGACGCTTACCGTTCTTACTAAACTTTACACTTTCTCCTAAGCGAGTAGCACTTGTATCACTCCATGCAAGTCTTAATTCGTAATCGCCTGTAGTTTTGTTTAACTTGTAAACAAATACTGCACCTTGTCCTGAGTTTGTTCCTGGTGCTCCAACAACAACTGTTTCTTCAAATACATCTACACTATGTCCAAACTCTCTAACTGTTACATTAGTTGGAACAAGATTTGTACTTTCACTTAACTTACCTTCAACGTTTGGTGTATACACTACTGCTGAACCGTAAGTTGAAACAGTTGGCATACCAAACGCAGCCAAGCTCTCATCACTGTTTACTGCAATGCTATGTCCAAAGCGTCCATCTGCAAAACTGTAAATGCCAGGAGTGAATGTATAGTTGTTTACATATTCTTTTGTTTTTTCAAATACTGCCCACTTGTCATTGTAATCATCAATGAATACTTTGTCATTTAATTTCCAGCCACGTGTCGGATTAAAAGAACTAAGTGTAAGTTCATCTGCAAAACGTATACTGGTAAATTTCATTACTACTGCTTCACCAGTTACATCAAGTCCTTCAACTTTCTCATCTGTTTCAAAACTTTTTAAGCCAGTTGATCTTAGTATTCTATGTACGCCACTACCTTCTCCAAAACCTTTGATAACAATAAAGTCATCTGGCTGAAGTGTATGTTGTTCGTCTGTTGTCCATAGTATTGTATCGTTGTTACTTGCTTGTGCAGTTGTTACAACTACCTTTGTTACATCTAAGTAATACATGTTCCAGTCAAGTGTAAGATCATTAGCAACGTATAAAACGTAACCAGTATCCATACTAGCAAGACTTGAATCTAAGTTTTGATAAGAAGTAATATTAAACAGTGTAGCGTCAGCATCAGTTAATTTTGCATAACCGGCATACGGCAATGCATCACTAATAATTCCATAGTCGTCACTTAGCGGTATCCACTTGTCAGTTATTGTAGGAGGTGCTTCGTAAAATTTATTTACAAGTAAGTTGTTGACACCTTCTTCTTTTTGTTCTATACTAGGAATAGTATGAATTACTGAAGGATTACCTTTTGTATCATTTTCTTTAAGTTGTATTTCAACTCTGTTGTTTACATCAGTACCGCCATACTCACCACTGCGTATTGCCCATTCTTCAAACATATTGATATCTGAAGTTGTGTTATCTAACTTAGCACGGAGTAGTTTGTCAATTGAATTCTTAGTACCCTTCTCACGTATCATACCTTGATAAAACTTTATCTGTGATGTATCGTTAAGTCCTAAGTTTTCTAAGTAACTTCTTGATTGATAACCAATAACACTCTTACCAAATCTGTCAGCATCACTTTCTAAGTTGGATTCATCTAAATCATAAAATGATTCAAAGTTTCCACCTAGTGTGTCCCAGTTAGGTAATAAGCCTAATTTAAAACTATCTGTTGGTGCCCATTGATTGTAATCAAATGCACTACCACTTGTGTGTTTTTGTACTGCGGTATATAACTTATCATTATATTTTACAATAGCACCTTTAGAGTAATCTGTATTTTGTATAAACGGATCTACAGTTCCACGATTTAAAATAAATCCTTGTGCAGTTAAACTTCCGTCCCATCCTTGTGTTCTCCAACCTACTAAACGTAATCTGTTTTGTCTGTTGCCTAGTTCTGGTTGATATACAATATCATTAAAGACTGTTGTATTATTTAAAACTAACACATGCTCGTATTGTACTACTTTAAGATCTGCGTAATAAATTCCTCCGGCATCTGGTGCTGGCTCTAATTCAAAACTGCCGTCTTCTCTTTTTGTTTTATAACTATCTATTGTTAAACTATCAAAGTTTTGATTTAGTACTGACTTGCTACTTCCTAAGTCAGTAACAAGACTGTCAATCATTCCATCTTCACGATTGAACTGTAAAAAGTTAGCACTAGGACTTATACTAATTACTGCACCTACGCCCCAGTTCTGCTTATTCCAATAAGCAAACTCTTTACCACTCATTGCCCAGTTGGCAGTAGTTGTTCCGTTGGCTACTTCTTCTGTACTGTTATCAAAGTCGTAACCTATTAGCGTTAAGTAACGTCCGTAACTAATTAAGAAATCAAATACTTGTTGCGGATTACTTAGCTCAGTACCATATGCAACCTGTTGTGTAAAGTCCTGTGAATCTTTATATTCATAATAACGATCATCTAAAACTGTGTGTGTTTGTACGTTGTTACTTTGTATACTAGGTATAACTGTAAAGAAAGGATTAGTATGATCGTAACCATATAACAAGTAACCTGTATCACTTCTTTGTACAATTACTCCACTGTAAGGTGCGTTTATGATAGGTCCTGTTTTTTGTACATGCAAACTATAGTCTTCATCAGGTATAATAACATTTTCACTAACTGCGTTAGGACTTACTTGCTCAGCAAGTACTTTTAAGAATTTTTTATCTGTGTAACTGCTTAACTTACATGCTAAATTAATATCCAACTTGTCAACAATATCTTCGAGTATAGTTGTTGATAGTCCTAAAAACTGCATGTAGTTTCCAACTAATGTTGAATAACCATTTACAATATTACTATCTACAAACGGAATTTTAAAGTCAGCTCTTTGTAATTGTTTGTTAGTATTGATATTAACAATATTATTTGTTAGTGTACTTCTACTAATAACATCTGTATCGTATGTCAATCCGAAATACTTTGCAGGCTTCATTAAGCCCATTGCAATTTGACATATAAATGGCCATTCACTACTTTTCATCCAGGCTGTCTGTGCAGGCCCAAAATCATTTAGTGTCCAGGAAGCATCATTGTCAAATACAGTTGAACCTTTGGCAAGTGTTTTCCACGGTGAACGTAATGTTCCGTGTTCATCTACAGGAATCATACTTAGCAAATCAGGACGAGCATAATTTGTGTTTATTGTGTGCGTGTCACTAATTCCGTCACTGTAAATCTTACCATCACGTAAGTCTTCCCACAATACTAAGTTTCCACTTGCATACGGAGCCGGACCATAACGTTGTGTCCACCAACTAGGCATTTCACTATAGCCTAACATCTCCCACGGATGTGTGTCTGGTCGATCAGTATCAAAGTAAAAGTTGTAAATGCCTCTCCAGAAACCAGGAAGCAGTTCATCAGTTATTTTGTCATTTAATTTATTATAGTTCCAACTAAATTCATTACCAGTGGAATACTCTTGATTGGTTGTCCAGTCAACTCTATTTTGTATTGCCCACTTTAGAAAGAACTTTGCAATAATATTATTCTTTTCTACTAGTGAGTAACTTGTATCTCTCCAACGTCCAGGCATAACATCATTGATGTCTAACACTTCTGACTTGTATGTTGCTTTGATGTTATTATAAATTCTATTTTCTAATTCAATTAATATATCATCTAAGTATCCGCCAAATGCACGAGTCTTACTTCCATCATGTCCTTGAATCATTTCTACATCATTAAAGTAACTTGTATCAATATATTTTACAGGCTGGTACTTTGGGTATAAGCCTAACTTACTTGGTGTAGGTGGAATATAGTTTCCAGCAGTATTTGAATAGTCAACAATTTTAATAACGTCAGTCAATGCTAGTAAGTTTTCTTTAAACTCTACTGCTGCTCTAATACTACTAAATGTGTAATCAGTTCCGTGTTGTAGTTGTACATTATTACGATATACTAGTACACTTCTACTACTGTTTGTTTCAGTTGAAAATAAACTTTCAAACTGATAACTGGTTTGTCTATCATCAGTAATAGTATATTTTCTAATCTTTTTATTAGTACCATGCCCAACCATATCACTGTGATAAAATGGAAACGTACTGCTTTTTGTATTATTAATATTTGCAAGTATCACATCAACTGCGGCAGGAATATCATCAAAGTCTAAGTCTAGTGTATTAGCCGCTTGTATAAATTTTTGTTTAAACTTGGCATACTCACTTGCATTATACTCAACTGACTTAACAAAATTTAAGTTATTGTCTTGTAAGAATATACTTGGAAAAACCATTCCAGCACTATGATGTAATATGTTACCAGCATGTTCGCTACTGTTAATAATATCTCTTAAGTTACTAGCACCCGGATATACACCGTCAAAGTCTGTAGCAGTTTTTAATGTAGTACCTACATGGTTACGCATTTGTCCAAGCGTAATAGTATCAAACTTAGCGTTAAAGGCATTGTTACTTAAATTAACTGGTACTTGGTAATTGCCAAAATCTGTTGCAGTATTACTTAATACTTCAATAATAATTTGTGTTTTTGCAGTTGGTGCCGTTGTAAATTCAACAACATTTCTACCACCAAATGTTGTTGCTGTCCAACCTGTTGTTACTTCAACATTATCTTTGTACACTATTACACTAGGACGACTTTCAGTTGATACAATAGGCTCGGCTCCTATATCAAACTGTTTTGCATCGCCTGATGCAATGTACATAACTTCTTGATATTGTGTACTATCGTTTATTACTTTTATCCAACCGTCTGTGTATTGATGTGTGCCGTTACTATCTGTGCTACGAATAAATCCAGTGTTAATACTTTTAGTTGTACTACCTGATGTTGTAGTATATACAAATGAGTCAGTACTATAATCGTTATTAAAAATAATATCGCCAATGTTACTAAAGTTTCTATACTTTAATGCAAATCCTAATTCAGTATCACTTGCACCTGTGCCAACTGCATATGAAAATAGTTTGCTACCTACAAAGTTATTTCCAACATATGTAGTTGAATCATTTAAACTTACTCCGTTTGCATCAAAAACATCAAATAATGGTGCTTGGTTCACAAGTGTTTTTAACTGACATAAACTCCATGCAGTTCCAGTCCACTTGTAACTTTTTCCTTTTTGTTGTATTCCTTGCTTAACTGAAAACCCGGTATCAACTGCAATTATATCTGTAGTACTTTCAACTAATCTAATTTCAGTACTACCTGTATTTTGAAAGTTAACAATATTAACTGTGTAAACTTTATTTCTTACTTCTTGATTTGTGTCTGCGGCAAAAACAACTCGCATGCCTTCAGTTAATAGTACACCGTCAATTCTAAAACTGTTTGTATTTTGTACTATACTTAATGCATCAGTAGTAAAATTGTCAACTAAATCAATTGGCTCTAAGCCTTGTCGACCGTGATTAAAAAGATTTAAGTTTCTATTAAACTCAATAATAGGTCTGTTTGCTCTACTAACTTGATCTAGTGTTGGAATAGTTTTATTATATGTTGCAATAGTATTAACAACTTCTTTGTGGTACCAGTGATTACTTCTGCTCCACGCATTTCTGTCTACACTACCACGTTTGATAGTAACATAGTCTTTTGTGTCAGTAGTTGCTAGTTCGTAACTTTCGTGGTTACTTTTATCAATTAAAAAGATACCTTCGCCAACTCCATCAACAATAAATGTTTTACTTTGTTTTGTAGTTGGTAATACAGTTGTATCAAAACTAATATGTAGTCCGTTTGTAAACTGTACACCATTTGGACTTGTGTATGCAGTTTTACCAACAACTTCATTGTCAATATCTAGTGTTCTGAAGTCAGGATCAATTAATTTAATAATACCGTATCTTGTAGCATCGGTACTATCTTGATAGTATAGTGTGCTCATCGGTGCAGTAATTGCCGGTACTACTTGTAAACTGTCTACACTTGGATTTCTATAATATTCTTTTGTGCTATGAAGCGAGCCTTCATTTATTTGTACTTTTTTATCTACATCAATTGCTTGTATAGGTAGTAATGTAATCTTGCCACTACCGCCAACTTGTATTTGGAAAATACTAAATCTGTTTGCTTTAGGCAATACAGTTGTGGCATCCCAATTAGCATCATCTTCAGTTGACTGTGTAAAAATTATTGTTTTGTTTTCAAGATATAACTGTCCGTCAACACCGCCAAGTTCCTGTATTTGTGTAACTGTTTTGCCGTTAATTTGTTTATGTGTTAAATCACTTGCTAAATCAATTGATGCAATATTAACTAATGTTTGTGTAAAAAATTGTTGATCTCTTGATTTAGGAACATTGAATGTTACAGTTCCATTACTTTGTCCGTTGTTAGTTACACCAAAAATATCACGTGTACTACGATTAAAACTTATTAAACTTTTGCCTGTGTTGCCCGGCTCTGTCTGAATCCAAAACTGACTTGTTTGGTCAACAGTAAATGTATAACTACCACCACGTACCAAATATATAGTTGGATTTTTAGTAGTGCCGTATGTAGGACTTAGTGTGTAATCTGATAAGCCTGTATGTGTAACTGTGAAGTCTGTGTTAATAGGAACGTCATTTGCACTAACGGCAACAGTTCCTGGACCGTCTGGTAACCAGTAGTACTCTCCAAAGTTAATTAACTTATCGTAGTCACTGAATCCACCCCAGTTGTAATATTCTTGTTCAAATAATCTATCGTGTCTTGTTGCATTACCGCCATTAGCAGAAATGTTAGTAATTAAATCATCATACGTTACAACAAATTCAATCTCGTTATTCTTTTTATAAACTGTACTAGGCTCTAGTTGAAAGTTTTGTCTGTTAACACCTACTGTACTAATATATGGATCGTCAATACTATAACTAGGTCCACGACGTTTACCAACAAAGCCGTCAATACGCTCTAAGTTCTTACTATTAAGTAACTGGTCTAGTGTAGCATGTAGAAATTTTTCGTTCTTAACTGTTTGTAAAAACTTAGGTAAAAACGAACTGGATTTACGTTTGGCCATTAGTAACCACTACCTCCACTGGATGTTGTCGTAATAGATGATGTTCCGCTTGTTGTTGCTGAACCTGTATATACTTCACCTGTTGCTTTAATGTTAGAAGCCGTAATAGCATCTATCACTGCAACGTCGTTAACTGTTGCGGCGTTAACAAATATTTCATCATGTTCGCAACTGATTTGATATAAACTACCAAATGCTTGTGTTCCACTTGTTGGAACAATCACAACACTATTTAAGTAAGGTGTAAGAGTAGTATGTAAGTAAGCACTTAGCTCACTAAAGAAAAATGTTTCACCAAAGTCCCAGTTTTCAACTGCAAAGTATTCATTAAGTGCCATAACTAGTTTTGATTTAATTTCACTGTCACTAATACTGTAACCTGGATTTTTAACTACTTTAAAACTTGCACGGAGATTAGCATCTGCTTTTAAACCAAACAGTGGCTTAAACTTTGCACTATGCATTACAAGTGCATCACTTAAACTTTTGTAACCTTCTAATGAGTTGAACTGACTTCTTAAACTATTTACTGTTGGCTCTGCTGGCAAACTAATAGTTGCAGTTGTGTCTTGTACATACTCAACATATGCATCACTGTAGTTTTGTGTCAGTAAGTATATGTCAATGATGTTACCCGGACTTGGGTCAATACGTCTATCGTTTGGTGCATGGTGTGAGTAATGAAACTTAATTGCATCACGTCCTACACGCACTTGGTAATCAAGACTTTCAACTGCTAATTTTGTTCCAGTTGAATTGCTTATTACATAAAATTTATCTTCAGTTACTGCATACATTACTTGATTTGGTAACAAGTTACTAATTTGTGCATCAATGGCACCTTTTGTTTCATATGTATGATTTACTGTACCGGCTGGCATTGCTACATACTTGTCAAAGTTATCATAGTCTGCTTGTCTCTTTAAAAATACAAACTTTCTATCAGCAACTGGTCCAGTTGGATCATCAGTGCCAACTACCATGTCAAAAATATCTGGATTGTCAATAATGCCGTCATCATCCTGATCAGCAAACGTTATTAAAATCTTTGTGTTGTCATTGTAACCATCAGACTCAGTTACAACATTGTAAACGTTCCATTCAAGATCTCTTATAAGAGGAGACGCAGTTACTGGATCTGCATTTACACCTAATACACTAATTGTATCTTTCTTTGTAAGTCCTGTTACTGGATCATAAACTTTGCTTGTCTTGTCGTGATAGAAACGTGTTTCCTGCTCACTAGTAAAGAAGTATTCAAGTCCTCTATATGTAACTGTGTAAGTGCTTCCGTCTGTTGTAAACTTAATTAACCAACTAGCATCTTTGTTTGTAGTTGATGTGTCTTCTGAAAAGTCTCTACTAAAAGTATTGCCTGTGCTTATGTCTCTATTTTCAATAACATACCAAACGTTATCTAAATAATCAAAACCTATTGCAAAGTTTTTATACTGTTTAATGTTTGTAAAAAGTGTACTTTCAAATGCACCCGGTAAGTCTGACTTAAAGCCAGGTAATATAGTTTGTGCTATTGCAGTTGATGGAATGTTTTCATTTAATCTAATTGCACCAGTTTGTGCAGTTACTAGTCCATCAGCGGCACCTATGCCATTGTTATTAATACTAACAATACCGCTATACACATTTTTCATACTTCCATAGTGATTTGGTTCACCGGACATTAATGTTCCGTTTTCCATAAAGTGCTTACCTGTCGGCGCCGCAAACTTTAACATGCCACCTACTTTAACAAAACTTCTATTGTTACCTGATGAAGTTCCTATTTCTAGTACTTCTCCTGCATCGTTAGTAAAGTATCCAGTACTATAGTTGCTACCAAAACTTATACGGTTCCAGTTAACATTACTTCCTGTTAATGCTTTACGTTCGTAGTTTGCAAAGTAAAAATGTTCCATTTCATTACTACGAAGTAAGGGCTCAACAGTATTTTTAAGTATGTTAAAAATATCGTTATCTGTAACCCATGTAAATGTTACATTGTTTAAAAATTCGTTTCTGTATAACGCACCATCGTTAGCATATATGTTTGTACTAGAATACTTTCCAGTTACATCTTTAACATCTAAGTATCTACTAATACCACTACTTGTTCTGTTAATTGCTTTACTTTTAATAACGTTATTAAAATTAGTTAATGGAAAAATATTATAGTCTTCACCATTAATCATTCTGTTTTGTGTGTAATACTGTTGTGGTGCTTTTGATTTAATATCTGCGATTGTATCTCTTGCACTTGCATTATCAATTGTATATTGTAAACTTAGTCCTACACTTAGTTCTTCAATTGATCCAGTCTTACTAACGTAACTTATATTAAGTTTTAATCCGTTAATATCATTTGGCTTAATACGATATGATCTTCCGTTACTTGTACGATAGAATGTACGGAAACTACCATTTGGAATATCTGAAAATACTCCATCTCCAAATACTAAATCAACTTGATCATCTGTTCTACTGTTAACTGCAAACAAAGAACGTACACTTTCACTTAAACTATTATAGATAACATTGTTACCAGTTATAGCAGGAACCTTAGTCCATTCTGTGCCAGCATCTGCGTTTGCATCAAGGTTAAACAACCATACATCATCATTGTTAATTCCGTTAACATCAATACTAACAACACGATTTGACAAAGCAGTATTCAACTGAAACTCTGAAGTTTCAAGTGTTCCTTGCTTGAAGTAAAAGAAAAATCCAGTATTACTTGATCCTGCTCCTTTACCATCTTGTCTGTAAAATGTATTAAATGTATCACCGGGTCTAGGTGCTGCTTCATAAACATAATCCTTGCCCTGAAATGTACCATTAACAACTTCAAACGTCATACTCTGTCCGGCAACATCTGCAACAAACGGTACAACAGGAATTGTATCTGGTATTAAATTAATTTCATATATTTCAGTAGTAATTCCGCTTAGTGTTCCTTTTAAGCCAGGATTACCAAAACTCTGCGAGCTTGTCATAGCGGCATTTAATATTACTGCATAGTGTTCTAAATAGTCTGGGTTTGTACTATCGTTCCAAACAATAAAACTATCTGCTAAATTTCTACCTGTACTATCAAACACGCTTTCACTAGTTTGTATACTTGTAATTTTTAACATACCACGTGCAGGTTGATTACGTTTCGGATGATAACTTAATAACTTTGCTAAACGTAATACACTATCACGACGTTGTGCAGTTTCTAAGAAGTTTTCTCTTGCATTAAGATCTTGTCTAAAAGCAAGACTTTGTCCAAAGTATGCAATAAGATCCATAAGTGCAATAAATTCACTACTCTCAATGTAGTCATTAAAGTCTTCAGGATAGTTATTGCGAAGATACTGTACCATAGTGGTACGAAGTGTTTCAAAGTCATAACTTTGAAAATCTGCGTCTTTGAATGTTTGATAAATCTTTGTCCAGTCTTCTGAAACAAATAAACTATTTTGACGTTCACTAGTGCTCATTTAAATATACCCAGTTCCTTATATTGTAGTATTTATGCGTTTTATAAAGTGCGTATATTATTAAGCAGTTGCTTTTCCACTTTGACTATCAAACGTAACTACCATGTCTTCGCTATAGTCACCATCGGCATATGCTATTGCTAACTCTACTTGCAGCCCATGTTCATACTCTGCAACATCTAACGATCTTAATACTATCCTCGGATCTGATTCAACAATATTCTGCAAGTTTTCAATAACTGCATATCTTACTTCATCAGTAAAAGGATCAAAAATGTAATCCCATATTATACAACCAAACTCAGGATTCATTAATCGTTCGCCTAATCTTGTATTAAAATGATTAATTAGATCAGCACGAATTAATACTTGGTCTGTTGCCGCAGTATCTACAAAATCTCTTCCAATGCTTGTGTAACCGTAATAGTTTGCCATATCAATATTTACCTATGCTTTTTTACTCTTCTGCAAGTCTATCAGGACTAGCAGTTACTATTTCTGCAACGTAAGGTGCCTTGTTTGCTATTTTATCACCTAGTCTTGCAACTGGTTTATCATTAGCAAGTACGTTAGGACTGCCTGTAATAATCTCACCGTGGTGTCCACAGTCAGTTAAAACTAAGTCACCTAATCTAGCAGTACCTTTATTGTTTGTTATGTCGTCTGGACTTGCAGTAATAATAGTGCCACCAATTTTTAATGGAATATGACTAGGGTGACTGCACGTTCCAAATGTTCTATCACCGAGTCTTGCTACTGGTCTTCCCATTATGCCGCTCCTGTGTCAGTCCATTTGTTAGAAATACTATTCCAAGTTTTCCTAGCAATAGATAAGTTATTACTTGGTCGAGGTGCTTCTTTTACTGATCTGCGAGATGAAACATTGGCAAAGTCATCAACCCCAAATGCATTATTTAAATCTGTCTCAGTTCCGTATACTCTTGTTGTTCTTGCCATTTTTGCAAATGATTCGGTTGTTTCAGTTATGCTATTAGCAATGTCACTGAACGAGCTTAGATCTGAAAGACTTGTAATTTTTACATCAACGTTTTCTACAATGTCTCTAAAACCTTGCAACTTGTTAACTCCATCAAAGCTCAATGCTCCTGCTGAGTCAACTGCTTTTGAAACTCCTGGAAGTGATAATCCTTTAGTTGCCGCCATTGCTCCGTCAATGCCTGCAAACTTACCAATAGAACCACTAGGGTCTCCCATACTAAGTGCATCACCTAAGTTTCCTGGTGTTTTAATTCCTTGTGCTTTTATAATATCAGTTTCTAGTCCCATACTTAATTTGTCTTTGTTACCTACTGATATTTCTCCAAGTTCTGCTTGTGCTTCAAGTATAGCCGCATCAAGTTTTGCAAGTGCTACCATTTCAGCAACACTTCCATCCTTTAATGATTCAAGTCCACTAGCCATACCGTTTACACTGCTTAGTGCAACACCGGCTACTGCTTTCATATTCTTAGTTGCTTTGCCTACTGCCGCACTAAGACTGACTGGAATAAGCGGACCTCCAAATACAGGAATGTCTGCACTTGGATCTGGTGTTCCTGTCTTAGCCTCAACTACTTTTTCTTTACCGTTTGGAAAACGTTTGTCGATGTCAGCAGTTCTGCCATACATCATTACTTGTGTTTTATTGTACTCAACCTCTTTGCTTGGCAACTTATAATCAATATTGAAGTTAACAACTTTAAGGTTAGGCTTTATCATGTAATTTTTTAATGCCATTATAACGCTATTTTCTCCACTTCTTCTTCAGGTATCTCTTCAACTTTTGCACCGTAACGTTTATTCAACTGTGCTTCAGTTCCGTATACTCTAATTAATGTTGTCTTTTCTTCAAACGGACTTTCGCCTGCTTCTTCATTTGCACTTAGGTTTCTTACTTGCAATGTTTCAACAACATCTCTAAAAGGCTTTTTACGATCAATATTAAAATTAACAAGTGTGCCATTATCTTGTATACGTCTAGTGTGTCTTGGCACTTTACTTTTAACTTCTTTAGTTGCTTCGCCTACTGTTCCACTTGCTTCAAACTTACTGTTGAGCATTGCTTCTTGTATTCCTTTACAACTTAATCCGCCTGTAACACTAACCATGTCACCTAATTTTTCAACACACACGTTAAGTTTTTCTTCTGCTTTTGTCATTGCATCTGCAATAGCATCACCTGGTGTTTTCATTTCTGTAATAGGATCGCCAAACTCATCATACGTTGGATGTCCGTCATCATCCATTACAGGTACAGGAATCATTATACCACTTCCTGCTGATGCATTTACTTTAGTTGCTTTACCGTCAACTGCATCCATGTAATCGATAAATGCTTGTTCAAGTTTTGATTTCATCTCTATCTTGCCAGCATCAGTTAGTTTTGTTAGTAATGCGTTTACTTGATCAATCTTGCTAGTTGCAGTTTCTTTAGAAGCAATTATACTACTCATTGCTTCAGTTAACTGTCCTGCGGCGTCTTGTGTCTTTGTTAACATTTCTGCAGTCTTTACTTCTGTTTCAGCAGCCGTAATTGCAGTTTTAATATCTGGTGTAATTGCGCCAATAGTTCCCATAATGTTACAGGAATCTCCGCCTAGTTTAAGTGTTTTGTTTGCACCCTCTGTTAGTTTTGTTAAGTTGGTTGCCACGTCGGCATCCATATCAAAGTTAAATGCTCTACCGGCAAAATTAAATGGCATTATTCGTCTCCTCTACTCCAAGGCTCATGTTCTGGAACCACATTGGCAATACTGCTTAGTACATCTTTGTTATTGTTAGATCCTACTAAATCATTTGTTGTCGGTGTTGACGCAACTGTTGCCTCTGGTCCGTTATGATGTATGTCACTATCTAATGCAGTGAACTTTTGATCTTCAGCAGTTCTAACATGCAAAGGTCCTTCACTTTGTATATAAGTTCCTTTTTCACTTACTGCATCTATTGTTCCATCCTCAGCATGTATTTTTACTGCGGCTTCTTTTGATTTTATATTTACGTTCATGTCTGCTTCTAAATTAATATTACCACCTGCTTGTACATTAAATGTTCCTTCGCAATGTACACTAAAGTTTCCTGCACTATAGGCATTTGTATTTCCAGTGTTGTCCATTTCAATCCAAGCATTACCACTTGCAGTTGCAACATATACAATACCTTTTTTATCGTCCATTAAGATTTGATGTCCTGTACTTGTTCTTAAACGAATCAAGTTACTATCACCTTCAACATCGCCGTCGTCCATAATAAACATGTGACCTGGCAAACGTTCCTTAACTTTTAAATCTTCTTCAGTTGCAGTTCCTTCTTCCATTCGTTCTTTTAATTGAATGTTAGTTGCTGGATCAGTGTGTACAGATCTTCCCGGAGTGCTTATTCCATAAACTGAACTATTGTTTTCTCTTTGACTACTACTAAAACTTTGTCCACGTACTGTATCGTTTAATAACCCTTGTTGTTTAAATATTTTTAATAAAGGAATATTAACTGGTCTTTGTAGTACACCTAGTGTGCTTCTAGTTTCATCTTTAAATTTTGGGTTTCTTTCAATAACCGGTAAAATATCTCTGCCAGTTTCTGCTGCTGGTAAAATATCAAATACTTTTGGATCTTCAATCCAGTTTTTACTACTAGGAATACCTGGAGTCATATGATTACTCATATCATCAATCAAGCAACCTATACAAACACCTTTATCTTTAACACCTTCAAGAAAAGTTACAACAACTCTAACTCCTGGATCGGGTGGCGACATCCACATTCCGTAACTGTATATGCCATCAAGTTGATCTTTACCTATATTGTCTTTATCTGTTTTGCCGTAGTATGGTGTACTCCATTGTATTGGTATCCAACTGTTTGTTGCTTGTTCAGGACCGCCAAATGCTGGAATGTATACTTCAATACGTCCTGTTCTTAACACGTCACTGTTGTTTTTAATAATACCTTCATAAGGACCTGGATCAACAATCTGACGTTTTTTCATTACGTCGAGGTCTGGATCAATCCTATTAAAAAACTGTTGTGTGGTTGTACTCATGTTGCTATTGTCCTAGCACTTTTAAGCAGATTTGTTCCTGCTTTTTTAGCCTTTGCTATAGTGCCTGGTTTAGGTGACCAACCACCTGTAATTGCTTCTACGCCTTCACCTATGCTATTAACATCACCGGGTGGAAATGCTTTTCCTAAACTACCTGCTTTGTCTATTGCATTCTTAACTGCATTGGATCCTGTTATTGTTTTATCAAAACTATCAGGTTCTAGTTTGTTGGCTGCACTAAATGGGTTACCAGGACTATTATTTTGTATTGCTTTTGTAAGTTGAGATTTAATATCCGGAGTTTGTTTAATTTTTAAATCCACACGCTGATTAATTTCTTTTACACTTTCGACACGCTTCTGGCCCTCAGACTTATCAACAAAATCAGATAACTGTCTGCCTCTTTCTCTAATTGCTTTTATACTCTGTGTAAACTTACCACCTGTAAATTTACTATCAACTTCAACGGCTTTGTATATGCCATTCATAGTAGGTGCAGTAACTTCTGCAAGTCCATCTTTGTCATGTCCAAATCCGCTATACAATCCTGTTTCGGTATTAATATCTTCTGGGTTTCTAAATGATAATGACAAATGCCACTCTCTGTCTGGATTTAAAGATTTATCATCTGGAAAGTAAGTTGGTGCTTCTGATGTAGCATTGCTTACTATTCTTAAATCTTGTGATTGTATAAAAGCAGGATCTCCTATAATTTCAAGAGATACTTCAATTAAATCTGCACCTGTTGAAAATACATCTTGCATAAAGTTATCAACAATCATTGAACGTGGGTCGCTTCTAGGATCGCTTATTCCTTTTGAACTTCCAACATCTATTACTGCTTCTTTATTAAATGGAGCAATAACACTAACTGAGTTAGCATCTGTCTTGGCTAAATTACCTGCGGCAAAATCTGATGGATCATATGCAGACTTTTGTGTTGGAGACTTTTTTGCCTTTTCTGCAATTTGATATAAGTTTTTTTGGTAATACGCACTATTAAACTGAATGTCAAAATTTAATATGTCGTTGTTCTGTCCTGTGTATAGGTATTTATAATCTTTAACAACGTCCTTAATAGGTGCCTGGCCAAAGTTTTCAAAGTCTTTACCGTGCATGTTATACTTTTTAATTGTATAGGTCATTTTTCTTGCAAAGCAATTTCGCTTTGTGTCCCACTTATCTAGTAGTGTAATCTTAGGAACAATTCTGTAAAAGTTAATTGGTGTGTCTTCATTTTCTTTATACTGACTAAATTGTTTGTCAGGTACTAATTGCAAGTTATCGTTCTTAACTTGGTTTGTCATATATGTGCTTGTTCTCATTATACTGTGAATACACTGTATTAGGTTTGTACCTGCACGTATTGAATAAGACTGCTTTGACTCATTATAATTAAAGTTTTTTAAGAACTGACCTTGTGCCTTTTTAGCAGGATCGTTTTCATTTTTAATTTTTCTATATTCAACAACATCTTGTAATGTAATAGTTGATGTAGAAATATCAGGATCTACTACAAATTCATATTCGTCAGCGTATAGTTTAGTTCCTTGTTTTACTTGCTCTTTTTCAATTAAATTAAAATAACCTGCAAGTCCACCTTGTACAACGTCTGATCTGATTGCGTCTACTATATCCTCTGGGTCGCCCATTGGATTTGTTATCTTCTTTCTGTACTTGGTAAATGTTGTAATATCACTAGTTAGAAATTCTCCAATAGTAGTTGCATTAACTTTAACATCAGTTTTAATTGTTGCTTTAGTATTTTCTAATGCTAAACTATGATAAGGTACACATTCAATGTTGTAAACTGTGCCTGCCTCAGTTGCTCCAAACGTAAACTTTTTTATTTTTATAGGAATATATCTTGTTGATTCAGCGGATGCTTTTTCAATTAACACGCCGTCTTTGTCATATCCTTTAAAACTTACTTTTAACAAATATGGTTGATTAGTATAGTTATAACCGCCCATTTCTTTAGCTGCCATTACAAGTCCGTTGAGTAATGTCATTCCGTATGGTTCTGTAACTGTAAAACTAACTTCTGTGTTTACACTTCCAACATTACCGGCACCCGGTGCAATTTTACTAGCAATCTCAACATCATCAATAAAGTAATCTAACTTAAAAAATTTGTTTCTATTCTTTTGACTACCGCCACCTGATTTAATTAATAGGCGTCCGGGTAAGTCTTCAACAGTAAACTTAGGGTCTTCTACAAAATTATTAAAATCATCTACTCCTAAAACAAACAACTCAAAATGATATGTATAACTTGCATATTCATGTAATACGTTTTTCTTAAACAGTGCTGGAATTTTAGTTGTATCTTTTGTTTGTGATCTTTCTAGTACTTCAATTGCCTCATCACTTAGCTCAGAATCATCGTCTGCTTGGCTGAGACGTACATTCTTAGTTGCAACATCTTTAGTTACAACCGGAGCCTCTTTTTTTGTTGGAGTAATTTCTACACGTTTTGTTTCTGTATATGAAAATCCATCTTTGTCTATACCTTTAGTAACAACTTGTTTATATTGTTTCTTAGTAGGATCTCCTATTTTTTCTTTACCGCCTGAACCGGAACCAGCAATACCTTGTGACTTTCCGCCAGGACCGCCAGTTAGTGCATTCATATGTTTCATTGCGGCCGCAGCATCTTTATTGTATGCTTCTTTTTGACTTTCTGGTACTAGTTTACCCAAGCCATTTACTAAGTTTTGAAGTGCCACGTTATATTCCTAAATCATTAAATAGTCGTTCTTGCTCGGGTAAGAATATACTAACTCCTTGCTTCATATCCCATATTGGGTCATGAATTACATTTGGATTACGTTGTGCAAATACCCACCATAACTTTGGATTATCGTATAAGTCACTCGCGAGCAAGTCTGGACGATATTCATATGTGGTGTTGATTGTTAATATTTGGTCACCTACTGAAGCACTAATTGGTCGAGGTGTTAATGTCTCTAGTTGCCTGTTAGCATTTATTCCAGTTTTATAATAAGGGCTAGTGTTACTGTACGCCATAGTGTTTCCTTACTTTATATATTTCTTCATTAGTAGGTAAATGCCATAACAAGCAAACAAGTATGCAGTTGCTACGCCTACGTCTACTAAGTGTTCTCGCATGTGGTATATGAATTCTATACCTGCTTGTACATCGCCTTCGGTTACTTTTTGTTCCATTAGATAAATCCTTTTGAACTACCGGCTCCACTTGCAAGTGTATCTAAACCAAATTCTCTTAATTGATTTCTACTGTAAACCGGTGTAACGCCTACACTTATTTCTGTTTGTCTTGGTACACGAGTTGTTCCTGGTGAACTATCAAAACCCCCTGCTGATAAACCTGGTATTGCCATATAGTCTACTTCTGCTGGTAGTGTAATCGATACGTTGTTAACAACACAAGGAATGTTTGGCATTAAATGTTGTCCGTGTCCACTTAATCTCATAATTGGAGGTGGGTTACCTGCAAGAGCTCCATCCGCTTCTCCAAACATTTTTGTAATTGTTCTTAAAAATTGTATTACTGCCATCACATAGATTGCATCAGGACCTGAATCAACAGTAAACGTCCCTGTTATTAATATGTCTTGTACTGCACTATTACTATAGAAATTAAAAGGATAATTACTATGTGTAGGACTTGTTCTTGAATAATCAACTTGATGTTGAAATGTAATAGCAGGAGTATAAGGAAATACAACTCCATTTGTCTCTGCTAACGGTGAAATTAAACCGCCAGTACTGCCATTATATAAAATTTTACTTTTAGGAGGTAAACTAAGTCTTACTCTATGGTCTGAATTTTTATTACCAACAACCGGGTAACTAGTACTCATTGCTGCGCCTTTTTTATTAGCACTAGCGCCTTTAGTAATACCAGCACCAAATAGTCTGCCAATATCAGGAGCACCGCCACCTGCTATATCTTTTATGCCAGGAAATATACCGCCTGCAATTTTGGCAGCCATTGGATTTTTGTCTGCAAACTCGCCGTAACTTGCATAAGATGGAACAGTTGACGTTGTTACACCTTTGTTTTTTGCTAATTGCGAAACTGGCTTGCCTTTGGCAGTGTATTGTACATCGCCTTTACTATTTAAAATTCTACCCATTATATAAAATACCTCTTGCTCTATGTATTTATTTACGTTATAATGTACACATATAATTATAAGGAATTCCTTTATGGCAACAAAAAACTATCTTAATAACAGAGATTTATTAAAAGAAATACACAAAAGTAAAACAAGTTACGGATCATATATTGATATTGAAGCAAAAGACGTTGATTGTATTGTACTAAGTGTAGCCGCTATTGACAAATCTGCTATCAAAGAAGCTCGCAAAGCACGGGCTGATAGATTACAACGTGCGGCATTTGAAAAAAATGATAACAAAAAATTAAAAATGGCAGACTTTGCAGTTGATCCTGAAAGTTTTAAGTTAAGTGAACTAGTGTTCCGTGTAATGACATTTGAACATATTCCATTAGAACCAGGACGTAAAAAAACTCCTAAAACAGTTGCAGACCATCATACCAAGTGTTTGTTTCCTCCATATCAGCATTATAGACATGATGACGACGGAGAACTACAACTAGTGGCAAAAAGTCATTGGGTTGGCGGAATGGAGAATGGTTACTTTAGTCAGGATCATGGAAAAACATCAACCAAACTTGCAAACATGTACATGAAACTGTGCGAGCGTTACAGTCATAGATATAACTGGCGTGGTTATACATATGTTGACGAAATGCGTGGACAAGCACTTGTACAACTTGCACAGATCGGTTTACAATTTGACGAATCAAAAAGTCAAAACCCGTTTGCTTATTATACTGCCGCTATTACAAATAGTTTTACAAGAGTACTAAACATTGAGAAACGTAATCAAAACATACGTGATGATATACTTGAAATGAATGATTTAACACCAAGTTATACCAGACAACATAACAGTGAATGGAATAACAGGATTGCTGAAGAATCTAAATTAGTGGCACCTAGAGACAAAAAATAGGTTGCTCTTTACTCAAAAAACCTATACAATAACGTATATTTCAGAAGCATGATAGGACTTGTATGAGTAACTTATTCAAGAAAGCAGTAGTTTTTACGGATATACACTTTGGCAACAAAAGTAATGCATATGCACATAACGAAGATTGTGTAGCATTTGTTGAGTGGGCTATTAAACTAGGAAAAGAACAAGGAGCAGAAACTTGTTTATTTCTTGGCGACTGGCACCATCACAGAGCAAGTATAAACGTTGCTACACTAAATTACAGTATTATGGCTATGACTAAACTTAGTGATGCGTTTGATCAGGTAATATTTTTGCCTGGCAACCATGATGAGTATTATAGAGATAAACGTGATTTCAATAGTGTAGCCTGGGTTAAGCATTTACCAAACGTAAGATTGTTTAACGACATTACAATTGAAGGTGATGTTGCTATTGTTCCGTGGCTTGTTGGTGATGAATGGAAACAAATTAAAAAGATT